ATAAAGCATAAATCCTATAAAAATATACCAAATAAAAGCTAAAAAAGTTCCCAAAGCAATACCTCCTTTTAGGTATTGTAACATATTTTATATTTTACCAAGTCAGTTATTCGACGAAATAGCAGAAAGGAAAAAGATTATGGTATATCCGAATTTTGAGAAAGAAAGTTCCACCTGTGCTAATTGTGGCAACGCATTGTTCAATGATGGAGCATGGACTAATCAATCATATTTAACGGTTAGAGACAATTTTATGATAGCTAAGTTTTTCCAGTTTGAAGATGGAACTGACAATATGTTTTGTGATGCAAATTGCCTTGCTAGTTTTCTTTCAGCGGAAGAAGTGGAAATAGCAGAAAGCGAGGAATGAATATGAGTGAATTAGAAAAAATGGGTAGAAACCTTATGGACATTGCGTTGCAATATACACATCCGAATTTTGAAAGAATGTACTCGGACTGGGACGCTGTCTGCAATATAGGCGAAGAACTCGTTAAAATGTCTGAACAACCGCAACTCAACGAGAATCAGAAAGCTCTAGTCATCTGGATGCAAGAAAATGAATGCTACAACGGGGATCCACTAGAGTCGATATCTGATTTATTTTTGGAAGGCACGCCAAGCGAGCATTTTCCTGATTTGCCATTAAGTTGCGTAGAAGCTGCTTACCAAAGTTTAAACAATCAACAAAAAATTGAAATGGTGCAAAAGTATCTAGAACAGTATTTGGAACAGGGGGAAGAGTGATGGCAGCCTTTATTGGAGGATGCATTGTATATGGAGTTAACAGATACTTATTCGGAGGAAACGCCGATCTTTCGATTTTCTTCGGGTTACTGACATCCATGTGGATTCATGCGAATGAAATGAAATATGAAATTCGGAAGAAGTAATTCCACAATCGTCAGCGATAAATGAATGGAGGGATAAGATGAACAAATTATATATGTTTACAATTAAATTATTGAAAAAAGAAGTTAAAAAACAACAGTCCCTTGTTTCTTATTACAAAGGACTGTACGAGGGAGAGAAAATTAAGAATCAGAATCACCAAAAACCTCGTTAAGTTTTTTGAAGGATTCTGGATCTTGAGCCGCCATTTGGAACATGGGACCAAATAGGCTACTAACAATTTCTGCTTCTGGAGATTTTTGAGGGTGGGAATATTTAGACATGAGTTCTGCAATTCGTTCAGTCTCCTTGTCATTTCTAACTTGTACTGCAGATTCTAAATGTTCAAGCTTATCAATAATATTTAATAATAAAGTATTGTCGATATTAGTTTCATTTACAGCAGGTTTTTGAGGTGTTTCAAAAGTCATATGATTAATAGTTTCGAATAGCTTGTTTTTTACACTCTCAACTTTATCAAGATCATTTGTAACGTAATAGATTGTACGAAGTGTATTTACATCAAAAGGAATACTTTCACCTTCTGTTATTAGAGGAATCAAAGGTAAGCCTAATGCCTGTCTATATCCAAATTCGTAAAAAACATTAGCATTATGATAACTCAAATCAATAATTACCAGCTCGGATTCAGATAGATATTCTGTAATAGTATGATCAATTCTATCGACCGTATGTAATTGATCTACACGAATCACCTCGAATCCTGCCTTTTCACATACTGGTTTTATTATGTGATTTAAAACAGTATCGGAATTCTTTCGTTCAGGAGATTCATCTTGACCAATGGGAGTAACAAAAAAGCACTTTTTCATAGTTATCATCCTTTCTTTTTTTCTATTATATCAAAGAAATAGGAAGTTAATAAATATAGATCAAAAGAAAAGGAAAGAAAGAGGGGGTAATTTGAATAATAGACTATTGATAATTACTACGATTATGATTTTTTCTATAGCAAGTTTCTTAATCTATACAATAGTGGACCAGCAAAAGCAGATCGTGAAGCTAGAACAGCAGCTGCAGCATGAGCAGATGAAGTACAAGATTATTATCAATGATCCGTTAGTCAGGGATGCGATGGAAGCGGGAGGATGAAATAGTGACATTAGATGAAACGAGTCAAACATTGCTTACTTGGTCCCGAGGATCAATTGAAGAAATAGTAAACAGTATATCGAATGCTTTTAGGCTATTCGGTGCATCAATGGATGAAGCTGTTCTAAATATTGAAATCAAACAATCAAGAGATCCAAGGATCAAAAAATATCATCAAATTTATCGTAGGACAAAGAAATCAAGAATCAAGAGAAAGCAACTGAAAAAAATCAAAGCTATCTTGTAATCGGAGGATAAATGATGGACTTTGCAGTAGCAATTTTTTTCGCAGTCGTAGCGACAGTGGTCGCAAGTGTAATTTTCGGTAAAGAATTAGATGAAAAGGAGAAGCAAGCCATTGCCAAAGAAAAAATCGAAAGTAAAAAAGAAGAAGCGTAAGTTACTAGAAAAAGCCAAGGCGAACGGAACGATTAATAAAAAAGTCCTTGGTAAGACCTTGAAGAGTTTGGTCATTGATGAAGAACATCAACATGGCTCACATTTTGATAAATAAAAAAAGCCACTACCTTTTGGGTAAGTGACCTGTGACAAGACTATTTTACCATAAAGGGGTGGCGTTTGTGAGATTTCAATGGCTTAAAAACTACCAAGACTTAGAAGAACAAATACTCTTCATGAAATGGAATCTTAACAAGAGTAGGTTGGAATTAGATCGATGGGTCAACGGTGATTTAGCAAACGTGCGCCTTGAAAAAAATTCAAGATCATCATCGTTGGAAGAAAACATCAGGATTATAGAGAATGAATTAGAGCTGCTTGAAAAAGAAAAAATTGAACTGATGGAATTAATCGATTCTTTCAGCGGAGCAGACAATCAGATTGTGAAATTAAAATATATTGATGACATGGATGTTTATGATATAGCAGATGCTACAGGTTACAGCGTGTCTTATATAAGAAAGCGGCATACTGAGATTCGAAAGACGTTGTCGTTTGTTGATGATTATGAGGCAAGGCGAGAGGACCGCTTAAAGAAGCAAGAAGAAATTGATTATTATGCAGCAGACCAGAATCAGTTGCGCTTGTTTTGACATTGTCACAAAATGCGACCTCAAAGCCTGTGTATATTTCTTGATTTAAACGGGTTATAGTAATAGCGTAGAAGAAACGGAGAGACGGTTATTGGACTACTCACACTAATCCAAATACTGAAAGGGGGCTAATCCCTCATCGCTTTACTTCTTTGACGGATATATAAAGACAGCACAATTTTTTGAAAGAGGTGGATCATCTCATTTCAGAATTCGCTAGTGCTGTCTTTTTGTGTTTAAAAAATATTAGGAGTGATGACATGGTATACAGACCAAGATATTTAGATCCTAAACGCAATAAGAAATTCGTCCGCAATGCTTTTATTAAGGGTGGAAAAATGTTCTTTGAATATACAGATGGCAGCATGATCGTTCTTGATAGTTACGGAATTCATCCAGTCAATAGAGAAGATTTAGAAATCAAGGAGGTACAGAACAAATGGATAAAGAAAAAGAAGACTTGCTGAATGTGGGTATGGGGATTCTCAAAAGTGCAGATGCAAGTAAATTAGAATCAGTGAATGTAAATGCAACGAAGCGCTCGGATGGATCTAAGATAATTGCTATCGAGTTGGTTTATCCAGAAGAAATCGGCAGTAACGACTATCATATTCACACAGGAAAGATTACAAAGTGCGAGCCAATTGATCGATCGATTGATGACATTATGAAACAGTCACAGGATCATTGGGGAAGGATCTTGGGATACTAGAATAGTACCCAAATAAAATTAAGGAGGAATCATAAATGATAGTACCTATCAGAAAAACAATTGCTGGAACAGAGTATTGGGATACAGAAAAGAAACAATCATTGTTTGTACTTAAAGGAAGTGAACCAGACTTTGAAGTGACTGAAAATCCTAAGTCGATGATCACACCGGAAGGAGACAAGGAAGACATTGGCAATGCAGCTAAACTATTTATCAAAGGGACCGAAGTGAAACCAGATGACAATCCAGAAATCAATAATGCTGCGGATCATATCCATGCAGGCACAATCAAACAAGAAGCACTAGATTCTGATGGTGAGCCTGTTACAAATCCAGAAGATGAAGAACCATCGGAATTGGAAAGCATGAATACTAAGGATTTACGTGCTTATGCGAAAAAGAATGGGATTGCAATTCCAGCTGCTATCCGATCTAAAGGAGATATCTTACGAACGATTGAAGAAGCAGAAAAATGAAGTACTGTGGATTTGACGGATGTCAGGTCAAGATAGATCGTGGTACTTATTGCAAGGAACATGCACCAAGGCGAAAGACTAAAGCTAAGAAGAGTGCATACCACCATGAGAACAAATCGTTCTATCGAACGCAAGCATGGCGTGATGTTTCTGATTTTGTTTATGAAAGAGAAGGTGGCTGCTGTCAAAGATGTGGTCGCTTTGTATTTGGTAGACAGGCGCATCGACACCATGTAGTACCAATCAAGAAGAACGACATGCTCAAGCTTGATCCAAACAACATCCGATTATTATGTCCAAGTTGTCACGTAATTGAAGAAAATGAAACAGACGAGAAAAAAGTTTTCCCGTCTTATTTTTGATTAACCCCCCCTATCCTTTTCAAAAAAATTTGTTTGCTGGGAGATAGGTCAGAGGGAGTTACGCGCATCGTTTTTTTTAAAATTTAAAAAAATAAAAGGGGGGTACGTATAAAAATGACGACGAAGGCGCAACGTAAAGCGATTGTTGATGAAAAAGTAAGTGCGGAAAAAGCACGAATTTTATTGATTATGCGGGAGTCTGATATTTATATGATTACCTTAGACCCCTTGATTGAATCCTATTTGGATATTTTTGAAATCTACCAATATAAGTTCTTGGCGTGGAAAGAAAAAGGATTTCCTGAAACTCAAAAATACACCAATAAATCGGGAGCCACCAACCCAACAAAACATCCATTGGCCCAACAAGTCGAATTTTGGTCAGATAAAAAAATGAAGGCTCTTGATTATTTAGGACTGACCAACAAAGCGGCAATTGGTAAAAAAGTCACTGGAGGATCTACTGCAAGACAAAACGAAGAAATCACTCGTCCGAAAGAAAAGCCAGTGGATGAATTAGCTGAACACCGAAAAAAATGGCGCGTAAAGCAGGTGAAGGAAAATGATTGAACCTGGCGTAAATTACGCTGATTTATTTGCTAAAGGTGTTCGTAAAAATCCGCACAAGTATCCGAAAACAGTTCGTTTGGCTATTGATCGCTGGTATCGATGGAAGAAACGTAAAGATATTTGGTTTGATGTTGATCGTGCGAATGAAATGATGGATTGGGTTGAATCGTTTATTGTTCACACAAAAGGCGATATGGTTGGTAAACCTTTTATTCTGGAACCATGGGAAAAGTTTATTTATTCGTGGATCTATGGATGGGTAAAGATAAATGAAAAGGGACAAACAGTTCGGGTCACTCGTGAAGCTTACGTTCAGATTCCTAAAAAGAATGGCAAAACGTTGATTGGTGTGGGTTCTTTAGGATATGCGATGTATGGTGAGGGTGCTTTATCTGTCAATTGCTATGCATGTGCTTCCGATTATGCTCAAGCGCAATACGCCGCACAACCATTCGCTGATACGATTTTGAATAACGAAGTGCTGCTTGATGGAACGAAAATTTTTAAAGGTCCCAAAGGAACCGTGGCAAGCGTCACTTATCGATATATTGTCGATAATATGGCTTATACAAATAAATTTATCGTTCAAACCAAAAATATCGAAAACATTGAGGGATCAAATCCATATTTCATTGTTAACGATGAATTGCATAAGCAAGAAAAAATGGAGCAATACGACAACTTCAAATCTGCTCAAATCTCCTTGCCGCAACCTTTGATGTTTAACATTTCAACCGCTGGTAAAGGATCGTCTTCGGTCGGCATGCGTGTTTACCGTGAAGCCAAAGAAGTGTTGAAAAAGGACGATAACGATTCGAACTTTGTTTTGATTTACGAACCAAACAAAAACTATGATTGGACTGATCGTAAAGTTTGGGAAATGTGCAATCCTAACTGGGGGATATCTGTTGACTTGTCAGCTTTAGAATCAGCTTTTAAAACGGCTCAACGTTCTGCCCATTCAAAAGCTGAATTTTTGACCAAGCATTTGAATGTGTTCGTCAATGGTGCTGATAATTTCTTTGAACAAGATCAAGTAGAACCTTGCTTAGTATCTAGTAAAGAACTAGGGGATCTTCAAAATGAACCTTGCTATATAGGTTTGGATCTATCGAAAACACGAGATTTAACTTGTGTTTCTCTCAATTTCCCAACATGGGATGAAAATGGAAAATCAATTTTAAAAGTTAAACAGCTCTATTTTATTCCGAGTGAAGATTTAGATTTCCGAGAAAAAGAAGACAACGTACCTTATCGAGAGTTAGAAGAACAAGGGTTTGTTGAATTTTGCGATGGTAAGATGATTGATCAAGAGCAAATACTTCAGTTCATTGAAGATTGTATGGAACTATACGATATCCAGCAGGTCAATTATGATCCGGCGATGAGTGCCAAGCTTATCGATAAGTTGGAGAATCTAGGACTAGAATGTATCGAGGTGCCACAGTATCCCAAATACTTGAACGGTCCATTCGATGATGTCGAGCGACTTTTCTATGAACAAAGAATATTATTCGATAATCCACTTATGCTGTACTGTACATTAAATGTCGTAGCAGTAACCAATATGAGTGGACAAAAAGCGCCAAGTAAACGTCAGTCAAAAAAGAAGATTGATGGTTTCGTGGCGTTTTTATGTGCCCACAAAGAAACGATGAATCAAATGACAGATTTTGATGATGGGCAGTTGGCAGATTACTTGGGAAGTATTTACAGATAGGAGAAGAAACATGAGTTATTGGAAGACGAATCCCAAACACATGAAAAGAAATTTAGATATGTGGGTGGCTTTTGAAAACATATCTAGTTTAGAAGCGATGTCAATGATTGATCAAAATGATATCGAAAATCTCTACTTTGTTGAGAAGCGAATAGAAATGTTACTTATGCCAAATGGTTTTGCTCGTTTAGAAGATCAGCTTACAGATCTAATAAGGTTCGGTTCAGAAATAATCATTGAAACAGGCCGCACTTATTTCTTTAAGTTCAAAAAAATTAAAGCAGCACCAAAAAAGATTAGTGATCAGTACATTGAACATTATTGGTTCAAAAGAACGAAAAGTCTTTAAGGGCGATTATTTGAAAGGCGGTGAGACTTATTGAGATTAAGAGATAGAATTTCAAATGCAGTATTTTCATTCATGGAAAAGCGAGGGTATCTTGAAGACATCTTTGGTAAAACGACACGTTATGGCCAAAGGTATGTTACTGACAATTCAATCATGGAATCGTCTGATGTATATGAATTGGTTCAAGATATTTCCAATCAAGTAGCATTAGCCACTCCAATTGTGATTGGGCCGAATGGTCAAGAAGTAAAAGATCATTTCTTGTTGAATATCCTAAATAACCCAAATGATTATCTAACCGGGTTCGAGTTTTCGAAGTTGGAAACAAATACACTTTTGATTAATGGAGAAACATTTCCTTTGACGGATCGTGATCAACTCCATTTGGCGTATGGTGTTACTACCAAAATCAATGAACGGTTGCAAGAAGAATTTAGTATGAATGGTCAGGATATACCTAGTCAAATGATCAGGCATATCAAAAACATTGGTACTGATTCATTAAAAGGTGCTGGAATTATCGACCTAGCCAGAAATACTCTAGAAGGCGTTCTGAGCGCCGAAAAGGTTTTAACAGATAAATACTCAAAAGGTGGATTACTTGCGTTCATGCTCAAACTGGATGCGCACATTAATCCAAATAACAGCGCACAAACTCAAATCGTTGCAAAGATTCTTGACCAGTTAGAAGGAACCCAAGACGACAACAACCACACAGTCAAGATGATTCCTTTGGGGAAAGGATATTCAATTGAAACTTTAAAAAGTCCAGTTGATGATGCAGCAATTTTGAATTACTTGGGTGTGTACAAGAAAGATTTGGGGAAATTTTTGGGGATCAATGTCGATACTTATCAAGCATTGATGAAGTCGGATATTGAAAAAGCAATGATGTACTTGCATAACAAAGCAATCAAACCAATATTGAAGAACAAGGGCGAACATTACACCGCTCTTTTTTTTATGCCTAATTCTGGTTATCGAGTGGAATGGAAAATCAATATTTTAGACTTTGTTCCTTATTCAACCAAAACAAATATTGGTTATAACATTGTTCGTACTGGTATTACAAGCCCAGACAATGTGGCAGATATGCTTGGTTTCCCTAAACAAAACACGCCAGAAACACAAGCAATCTATATTTCTAATGATTTATCGAGGATCGGCCAAAAGAATGCAACAGATGATTCGTTGCCTACTGGTGATGATCTGAAGGGAGGTGATGGAAATGAAAAAGAAGGAAATTCGGACATTTGATATCACCAACTTCAGTACAAGGGATGATACCGAAAACAATAGTCGAATCGTTACCGGTTATGCTGCTGTATTTAATAGCCGCACGCTTTTATGGGAAGGGCTTGAAGAAGTGATTTCTCCCGGTGCTTTTTCAAGAGCATTGTCTGGTTCAGACGTTCGATGTTTGTTTGACCATGATTGGTCCAAAGTCTTAGGACGTACTAAAAGTGGCACGCTTCGATTAGAAGAGGACGATCGTGGTTTGAAATTCGAAGTTGAATTGCCAAACACAACAGTCGCAAATGATCTTATTGAGTCCATGCAACGCGGCGATATCAATCAATGCAGTTTTGGTTTTATTCCCACAGAAGAAACATGGGATTACAACACTGACCCAGTGCTTCGTACGGTCAATGAAGTGGATTTATTCGAAGTATCAATTGTTTCTTTACCTGCTTATCAGGATACAGAAGCAGCGCTTGCTAGAAGCAAACAGGAAGTCCAGCAAGACATTGCAACACGCAAAAAAATGATTCAAAAAATTAACGGGGCGCTTAACGCATAGGAGGCTACATCATGAACAAACCATTATTGAAAAAATTACAAGCTCGTCATGAGCAACGCTTGACGGAATTACGCGGACGAATCGAATCCGGTGAAGTACGTGAAGCTGATCTTGAATCCGTACAAAATGAAATTGACACTTTGATTGATGAACTAAAAGATATCAAGACAGAATTGGATGAAGGCACAGATGAACCAGCGACGGATCCCGCAGACGGTGAAGGTCGTTCAGCTGATGATGGGGATGATACAGATCCAGTAGATCCACCAGCGGATGAGCCGGAAGCAGGCACGAAAGAAAATCGTGATGGGATGATCACTCAGGAACAACGCGATGGCTTGTTGGGCAACATTAAAAAAGGAATGGAAGGACGTAACGCTTTGAACAAAAAACAACGAGAGCGGCAACAGCGCAAAGCATTTGCTGATTTCATTGTCGGGAATATCTCTGAACATGAAGCACGCGCATTAGGTATCGTTACTGGTAATGGATCTGTCACAGTTCCAGAAGTAATTGCTTCGGAAGTTATTACGTACGCACAAGAAGAAAACTTGTTACGTAAATATGGGGTAGTAAAACGTACGGCAGGAGACGTTAAATATCCGTTCCTTGTCAAAAAAGCAATGGCAAACGTCAGCAAGAAAGAACGTACGACAGATGTTCCTGAAACGGATATCGAATTTGATGAGATCACATTGGATCCAGCTGAATTCGATGCATTGGCAACTGTAACTAAGAAGTTATTGAAAATGTCTGGTGTTCCAGTTGAAGATATCGTGGTCGAAGAATTGAAGAAAGCCTATGTACGAAAAGAAATCAACTACATGTTCAATGGTGATGACGCAGGGAATGAAAACCCTGGCGCATTAGCTAAAAAAGCTGTGGCATTTACACCTGAAGTAGCTGTGGATTTGACTGCTGTAGATGCTGGTCAAAAACTTTATGACGCTTTGATCGAAATGAAAAACACTCCTGTGTCTGAAGTAATGAAAAAAGGTCGTTTCATTATCAATCGGGCTGCATTGACTGCAGTTGAAAAAATGAAAACAACTGACGGTTTCCCATTGTTACGGCCATTCACCCAAGCTGAAGGCGGAATCGGGCATACTTTGGTTGGATACCCTGTTGATTGGACTGATGCTGCAGATAAGAAAGGCGAAGTTGATACACCGGTTATTTACTTCGGGGACTTCTCTGCATTTAAAATTCAAGAAGTTATTGGAGCATTGGAAATTCAAAAACTGGTTGAAAAATTCTCTGGTAAGAACCAAATTGGTTTCCAAATCTATAACTTGTTAGATGGGCAGCTAATCTACTCGCCATTTGAACCAGCGGTTTATCGTTATGAAATTGGGGCAGTTGCTGGCGGCGGTGAATAATCATGGCTGATGAACCTAAAGAGTTATCTTTAGAAGAAAAGTTCAAGGCTCATATTCATTTTGAAGAGGGTATGGATGATTCCATGCTCTCTTTCTATTTGGAGATGGCCAAGGACTACGTGATGACCGCTACTGGTGGTCAAAAAGAATATTTGATTTTATTGGTGGCTGGTATTGGTTATGAGTATCGTGTTGCCGAAGGTGAATTAGAAGCAGCGTTGAATGCCATTACACCATTTATTGTACAAGGGGTGATCCAAAATGCCGAAGCGACAGACCAACAAACTTAGGTGGAAGGCTAAATTATTGGATATCGTCGAAACAGTTGACGATCATGATCGACCGGTCACTGAATACCAAGAAAATCGTGATCTTTGGTATCAGGATATCGGCGTGAGTGCACAAGAAAAATATCTTTCGCAACAAGCTAAAACTGAAGTTGTCAGACGGATTAAGATTAGATTGGATAAATCTATCACCGAAAAGCTAAGTGCCGTAAGAATTGATTCTGTGGCTTATAACATTACTCGTATTTATACGAATGTTGATGATCGTGAAATGGAGTTGAGTTTGGCTTATGTCGATTAGTTTAAATGAATTGAGAACATTACTTAAAACACTTCCCTACAAACTATATCGGGATATGGCGCCAAAAAACACAGCCTATCCTTATATGGTTTACACCTACGATAGCACTGAAAATGTTCATGCCAGCAGCAATGTCTATCGTCGAAAACGAACCTATCAATTGTCACTGTTTACTGACGGTACCGAAGATGATCTATTGCCGATTGAAGACTTGTTTGCAAAGAACAAGATTCAATATGGCGATTTCTATTCAACTGCTGGTTCCGAAAATGATGACACGATCACTAATTTCTATACAGAAATACAGGTGATTGTCGATGGCTAGAAAAAACGGATTTGAAGCACAAGCTGACTTCTTTGGTAATTTGATGAAACAAGACCCAACGAAGATCACAATGAAGTCACTAGAAGAAGCTGCTGAGTACTATTTGCAAATGCTTATGCCAAACATTCCAGAATCTTTATTTGACAAAGAACATGCGAAAGATCATGTAAAAGTTGAAATAGGAAAGAAGAATGTGCAAGTTGCATTTGAGAATACAGCTTATTATTGGCGGTTCCCGGAAAACGGCACTGTTGATCAAAAAGCGCAACGCTTCGCAAGCAAGACTTACAAAAAACATAGCGATAAAATCGCTGAAATTATGACAAGAAAAATTATGAACCAATGGAAAGGATGATTTCTTTGGATGCAAAAGAAATTAAGTTTTTTGAAGGATTAGATGATATTCTAATCGGAATGATGCTAATACCTGAGTCACCGAATGCAGCACCAACGTATGATGAAATTGTACGTTTGCCAATTGCAACCGAGTTAGGCATTAGCGGTAATGGAACCACATTGGAAAAATATGCGTCTAGCAAGTTATTCCGTTCAATCAGTCGAGAAACCAAGCATGAAGTCGCATTGACCCATGTCGGTATTCCAGTCGCATTAATGGATAAACTGAAAGGGTTAGTCGCAACAAAAGGCGTTACTTTCAACAAAACAGAAGTTACTGAAATGCCTTATTTTGCTTTTGGTTTTATTGGCAATATCGAAGGTGGCGGTAAGAAGGCGGTTTGGTATCCTAAAGTCCAACTGTCGAATGTCATTGATGATACATACGTTACGGCAGAATCGGAGATTGATATCGCTGATGTAACTGCCAATTTAAACGCGTACGGTTTGAATTTCAACAACGTATTGTACTCAACATTTGATTCCTATCGCGAGAGCGCAGAAGGAATCACTTTGGACCAATTTATTGCACAACCGGTCTATAGTGAAGAACAATGGGCAACCTTATCTGCAGCACCATCTGGTGGTGGCGACTAATGGCAAAATTATCCGATTATGGCATTACATTAGGCGAATTAGAAACAGTCACTATTCAAGGGCATAAATTTCCGGTAGATGCCACCATGGAAACATGGGAATTTATCGCTGAAATCTATGATCAAGATTATTCTGTTTTTGAAGCAGATATGAATGACATGTTAAAACGAGCAGATGGCCGAATGGATTTAAGATCCGTCACGCCATCTGATTTTAAAATTATGCGAGCATTGATCTATGGCATGCTACGGACTGGTGGACTTGATGAAGATCCTAAGACGATTGAACGTTTCTTAGGAATGGGCGAGGAAGTGTTGCAAGTCTACTCAGTTTGTATGAGGATTTACGCACCAAAACAATTCCAAGAGGTAGACTTAAAAAAATCCAAAAAGCCACAAGATTATCAAGTCTCAAAAACCCAAAAAAGAAAAAATCAAAAGCGAAATCGCAACAAGAACCGATAGGCACTCCTTGGGATTTCTATCTTTATGTAGCCCTCACTCTATTGAATTGGAGTGAGGATTTCTTTTTACGAGCAACGCCAAACTTGTGGCTTAAATCCTATATCCAGTGGCTATTAGCGAATGTTCCAGATTTTGAAATACCTGAAACGACTACGTTAGACAATAGCCCGTTCTGGTAGAAAGGAGAGAAGCATGGCGAAAAATACAAAAGAGTCTGATGTAGTCCTCAATTTTAGGATGAATGGTGAAGTTGCTTATTCTAAAACGATCAAAGAGATCAATAATGACATGAAATTGGCGACTCTTGAATACAAAAATCAGATATCCGGCATGGATAAAAATGCGAGTGCGACGGAAAAGCTAGCAGCTGCTAAACAAAAGCTTGAAAAGCAATTAGATATAGCGGCCGCCAAAACTGAAGCTTTGCGTGAAGAGTATGCTAAATCAGCTAAAGAAACCGGAGAGAACTCCGAAAAAACGCGAAAGCTTTACGAGATGCTATTAAAGTCTGAAACTAGCGAAAATAATCTTCGAAAAGCATTACAATCTACAAATGATGCGTTAGATGCGCAAGGAAATAAAGCATTAACTACTGCTGAAAAATTGGAAAAGATCGAAAAAGCAGCCGAAAAAGTGAAATCAGCTGGCGAAAAGCTCTCGGTTGGTGTAACGGCACCAGTGGTGGCAATGGCTACTGCAGGTGCTAAAGCATACAATGATCTTTCTACTGCCCAAACAGAACTACAAGCATCTTTCGGACTTACTGAAAAAGAAGCAAAAAGTTCAACCACTGCAATGGAGAATATTTTCGCAGATGGATTAGTTGAAAACATAGATGAAGCAAAAGAAGCTGTCATAAAAATGATCAATCAGTTTCCTGAATTGAAAAACCAAGGTTCTGATGCTATTCAGGCAATGACGGAGAAGGCTTTAACGCTGGAAAAACTTTTTGATGCAGATATGGATGAAACCTTGCGTGGTGCAAATGCGCTCATGACTGCTTATGGTTATGACGGAAGCGAAGCAATGGACTTGATTACTACTGCGACACAAAATGGATTAGATAAAACGCATGAGTTGGGAGACAACTTAGCAGAGTACGCAACGCTTTTCCACCAAAGTGGATACTCCGCTGAAGAAATGTTCTCTATTTTAGAAGCTGGTTTGGACGGCGGTGCGTATAACCTTGATAAGGTTAACGACTTAGTCAAAGAGTTTGGTATTCGAGTAAGTGATGGAACTGTAAAAGATGCTGTTGGCAACTTAGGCGGCGATTTTTCCAACCTATACAAGCAAATAGAAGATGGGAATCTTTCTTCTAAAGATGCTTTCCAATTACTTTCTACCGAGATATCTAAAATGAGTTCTGAGCAAGACAAAGCAGCTGCTATCTCAGCAATTTTCGGAACTCAAGGTGAAGATGCAGGTATTCAAGTAATTGAAGCTATGTCTGGTGCAACTGATGCAATTGAAAAAAATAAGCAAGCGTATGACGATGCCGCCGGATCAAGTGACAACTTAACTAATAAAGTTAAAGAAACAGTCACTTACCAAAGTGCTATGAACAATATGATGTTGGCAGCAGCTGAAGTAGGCGAAGAGTTAGCACCTACGATCAATAGTGTTGCTGAAGCAGTGAAAAATGCTGCTCAGTGGTTTAGAGGCTTGGATGAAGGCACTCAAAAAACTATTATGACCATTGCGGGGATAGCAGCAGCCATAGGACCTGTTCTTGTAATATTTGGAACACTCATGGGATCAATTACCAAAATATCCGGCGGTATTTCTACTATGATTGACCTTTGGGGCAAGCTTTCGCTATTTCTAATGCAAAACCCATTCGTATTGGTTATTGCAGGTATTGCCTTGCTTATTGCAGGATTAGTTCTCGCCTATAATAAGGTGGAATGGTTTAGGAACGGTGTGAATGCATTCTTTCAAGGTGTATCGGATGTCGCCGTTGAGGTATTCAACTTTATTGGGGGATACATTAGTGGAGTATTCGAAGGACTTTGGACAAATATTTCCAACGTATTCGAAGCTGGAAAACACATATTCACTGGTTTTATTGATTTTATCACTGGAGTTTTCACTGGGGATTGGGAACGAGCTTGGAATGGTATTGTAAACATTTTTGGTGGTATCTTCGATGGAATTGTTGCAATTGCGAAAATGCCACTAAACAACATGATCGGTTTGATCAACGGATTTATTCGAGGTCTGAATAATATCAAGGTTCCTAAATGGGTGCCTGGTGTTGGGGGTAAAAGTTTCAGTATTGGAGAATTACCCTATCTAGCAAAAGGTGGGCATGTACTGAATGGCCAAGCGATCGTTGGTGAAGCTGGACCAGAATTGCTTACGAACAAAAACGGTAAGACCACTGTTACTCCGTTATCAGACGAAGAAAAACGCAAAGGTATTGGTGGTAAAGTACAGCCTTCTAAAGTGGAACAACATATCCACATTGGCAATGTCGATGCGAATAACCCAAGCGAATTAAACAAAATGAACCGTAAATTTTACCGTGCAAGCAAACAAGCACTTGCCGGTGTGGGAGGTTAGTAGGAATGTTCATGGATGCTGATACACCGAATTTTATATTCAAAGGAATCAACGCAGTTATGGATATGGATTGTATTATCGAAACTGAACTTTCTGAGATCTATCCAAACAAACGCTACGAAGAAATCACTGTGCTAGGACGAAGCGGATCGTTACACGAAACCTTTGACGACTACGAATCTTATGATTTACCAGTAGAAAATATAACAATTCCGTACGATCGCTTGCGTGAAGTAAAGCAATGGTTACGAGGTCGCGGGCAATTGATTACTCATAATGATTACAATACTTATCGAGATGTTATTTGCATGATGGATTCCCCTACTGAGTTTGAAAACGAGTGGGGGTATTTCTATACCTTTGATTTAACTTTTCGATGCCAACCTTTTAAGCGGAAAGTAAATGAGCAATCATTGCCATTCGCTACTTCACTGGTCTTTCATGATCCTGGCGATGAAACAGCAAAGCCATACCTTGAATTGAAACCAACAGGCGGAAACGTCAAACTTACGATCAACAGTACTTCGTTGACGATTACGAACAGCAGTACCGAAGTAATCAAAGTCGATTGTGAACACGGTAAAATTATTCAAGGTTCCAAAACACTATTCAGCAAAGGAGAATGGCCGTTGGTTCGTCCGGGAGAAAACAAACTGACCACCACAGGTGTATCTAGCGGCACAATTTTAAGAAGGAGCGTGTATTTGTGAGTTTAGCTTATGTTTATGAAGAAATGCCAGCGGACTTAGAAACGAACGGTCACGCTTTGATCGATTGGGCTGATTTACCTGAAATCAACCGTATTCTAAATGGTGACTATACTTTCTATGGCAACTATTCATTAGATGGTCAAAACGTGGAATATCTCAAAGAAGATAACTTCATTCGTGCAGAAGATGAAGACGGCAAGATGAAATACTTTGAGATAAAAAAAGTAACGAAAAATCTCAACTCTTTCTCTATTACTGGACGAGCGATTGGCTATATGTTGAGTCGAAATTTCATTGAGAGTAGTTTCACTCAAAATGGTACTGGATCAATTATCATGAGTAGATTAAAGGCTGCCCTAGCATTTGAGCAGCCTTTTTCATTTGAGTCAGATATTCAAACTGTCCACCAATTTACTGTAAAACAAACCAATCCAGTTGATGCAGTGATTGGATCAAATAATGGCAACGAGAATCTAGCGAGTATCACTGCTGGCGAATTGGATATGGACAACTATCGTTTCAGGTTGCTATCTAGAATCGGAAAAGACAATGGCTATCGGGTTGATTTAGGAGTGAACCTAGAATTGATTGAGGAAGAGATAGACGGCAACTATTACAATAGCTTGTATTTAATCGGCGGAGTGCCAGAAGGCGATTACGATGAAGATAAAGAGCCAATCACGTACAAATATCTCGAATTAACTGGAGTAACCGATAAAAACCGCCGCATTGGCAAATACGAAAATTCGGAACTCACCACGGTTGAAGAATTGAAAAAATGGGGCCAATCGAAATTTGATGTCGATCGAGTACATGAGCCTTCAATCACTCATACGGTTTCAATGGTCCAACTTGAAAACACGATGGAATATGAAGATCTATACGATGATATTGCAAGATTGCATTTCGGTGATACTTGCTATTGTACAGTTGCAAAATTAGGCATTGAAGTAGCCGAACGAATGATTGAGTACACTTGGTACCCAACGCTTGGCAAATACAAGAGCGTGACTTTAGGTAATGATATCGAGTTCTACACCAATGCAACGGCAACTGAGACGGCAAAGCTTCGTCAAAAGGTTGAAAGTCGCACTGAATTGATGGTCGAAGCCGTTCGAAATGCTTCTAGTTGGATCACTGGAACAAAAGGTGGATACGTTCGTATGCGACCTGAAAAGGCACCTAGCGAAATCTTAATTATGGATAAACCTTCTGTCGCTGATGCTCAAAAGGTTTGGCGATGGAACTTAGGCGGACTAGGGTACTCTAACAACGGCGTGAACGGTCCTTACGGTTTAGCAATGACTCAAGACGGAGCGATCGTGGCTGACTTTATCACTGCAGGCATTCTGTCAGGTATCCTCGTTCAAGGGGTAGCTTTGAAAACATTGGATGACAAATCATTCCAAGTAGTCGTTGAAGGCGGTAAAGTCTCGTTTGAAAAGAAAGTTGTTTCTACAGGGTTGGATGATGTTCATGGGGAATCACTAGGAGCTATCACATCTACTTATGGAGCAGATAAAAATATCAACGGATTTGCTATTTGGAAAGAACCAAATTACATTTTTTCGATTAATACTGGTGATGGTGATGGGAAATCAGTTGCGGTCTTCCAAATTCCAAAAGAAAGTACACCTGACGCACCGTTATATAGACTTAGCGGTGAAGGGACTTTTCGTAATGGCAAAGTGACGTTCCAAGATGCAGTCGCAATGGATGGTCGTTTAGATGTCAAAGAACTTTATGTAAATGGCGTTAAAATTGATCAAAATGGTGGTGGTTCAGGCGGAAATGGCGGCGGATGGAATGGACAATATCCTCCAGAAGTAACGAGCGATCGTGACAAACGTTATTGGCAAATCTGGGCGATGTTTATTGGTGCTGGTGGTACACAACAAGCCGCAGCCGCTTTACTAGGCAACGCTCAAGGGGAATCAGATGCGAATCCAACCGCAGATGAAGGAAATGGCGCTCCTGGTTTTGGTTATGGGGTATGGCAATGGACTGATGGAACTGGTGCAACAAGTGGTCGTGTTTATATGATTAACTTGATGACTAGAGCTGGAATCTCTGGTGATCCAGATACAATCACAACACAGTTTAAATTACTGATGTGGCATGCGCCAAACGGTCAGTGGATTGCAACAAGTGCTTATCCATATACTTGGTCACAGTTCATGAATATGACTGATATCGCTGTTGCTACAAGAGCGTTTGAGGAAAACTTCGAACGCCCGTTGAACGATCATCCAGAACGAATTACGTGGGCTAATGAATGGTATTTAAAATTTAAAAACCTAGATATTCCACAATCAAGCGGATATATTGTTCCGATTGATGCGCCAGTGACTGTAACGAGTGAATTTGGCTGGAGAACACACCCAATCACTGGTGAAGCAAATTACCACAATGGCATCGATCTAGTAAATAACAATTCAAATGCACCAATTTATGCATCTGCAGACGGTGAAGTGATCGTTGCAGGAGATGCGAACTACTTTGATTGGTATGGGAATTGGGTTGTTATCAAACATAGCGATGGTATGTACACCGGATATGCTCACCTTAGCAGCGTAAACGTTTCTATAGGAAGTACAGTTACACAAGGACAACAAATCGGCGTAATTGGAACGACAGGTCCAAGCACTGGAATACATTTGCATTTCCAATTTTTTGATGAAATGTATCCTAGTTCAAATGACCACTTTTTCAATCCACGCAATTATATTGATTTTTAGGAGTGATGAATTTGGAACTAGATCAATTTAGAGATGTCGATTTAGTGATTGATTATGCGAACTATACGTTTATAGAAAAGCAGGTCGTTTCTCAGGGGGATTATAAAGGTCGTACACTTACTGTTCAGGTCACTAACAAAGGCGTTGTTGGAGAAGTTCCCGGATTAACTTTAAACCTCAATTGGCATAATGAAGCGAGCGGGCTGACAGACTTGTCGGCTTTTTCTGTTTTAGATAAATCAACGAGCAAATTTAGAATTGAATTTCCGCAACATATGATGACACCAGGGAGAGTAATTGCTAGTATTCAGGTAATTCAAAACGGGAAAGTAACAAATTTAAAACAATTTGAATTGACTGTTCAAAGATTGGCTGGACAAGCAGTGGGTATCGTTGAAAAAGCTGAATTCAGCGCATTAGTAGCGGTTCTAGCAGATGCGAATCAGTTTAGGACTGATATAGAATCGCTTGAAATAATAAAAGCAGATAAAACGCAAGTTGCTAGCAAAGCCGAGAAAACTTATGTTGATTCGATGCTAACATCGATAGCTCAAGGTGGGCCAAGAGAATTATTCTACTCATTGGCTGCGCTTAAAGCGAAATATCCAAATGGTGCAGATGGCACTTATTTAGTATTTGACAGTACAACTACAGACGGTGCGCATTCATATATGTGGGACAAAACTGCATCCGTTTGGAAGGATTTGGGTATTTATCAAGGCGTTAAAATTGCTAGTGGATCAGTTGCTAATGAAGCTATTACAAATGATGGTTTAAGAATGGATAGCACGAATTTCGCGGAAGGATATTACGCTTTTACGGCCAATGAAATGATCAAGGGTGTATGGCTGCCTACTGATGGAACAGCTTTGATTGACTTCCCAAGAGCAAGAGTAATTTTTTTAAAAACGGCTAAAGGGAAAAAATATACAATCACGAAGTCGAAGGTAACCGATGCTTTCGTAATAGGCGCCAGTAGTGGTAAAAGTGCTGGGTCGTCTGCTGAAAGAATTTATAGTAATGCGCTTATTACAGAAGTTACGATTACAAACACAACTGATTATCCTTATCTGTACATTGCTGTATCAAATAACGAAGCAACGTGCGATGTGACAATTAAAGAGGAGAGCATAAAAATCGCAGGGAGAAAGGTAAATGAAACTGGCTTTGGAATTCTTATATCAGAAAACCCTATTGAAATAGACTGGGTAAACAAACTGCTAAAAATAAACGCATCTGCTAGACTTTCTCAAGGAACAAAAGATATCCAATTAGCTAATAGCTCCGGTTTGACGATTGACTTTAGCGGCGTAGCTAGTAAAAACGTTGTTTACTTCTTCTACGATTTAGATACATTAACCGTTTCATGTAAAGGATACAATGATGCTTTCCCAATGAATGCTATCTTGTTTGCAATAGTGAGGATAGCTGGAAAACAAATCTGGACAACCGCAAAAATAAAAAAAGCAGAAGAAACCATTTCTATTGCTTCAAATAGAATTATTTTCCCAGAAACTTTATACATGATAGAAGATGAGAGTTATCCAGTAATTCTTAATAATATCATTTATGATAAGTATGAAGATACTATTGTGTATGGCGAAGTCACAGATTTACAAGGTTCTAAACAGTTTCAAAAAAGCTTTCTTTTAGAAAATAAATACGCTGCGGAATTAGATTCCAAAATCGTGGTTAAGGTAAAAGGAGACAATTCTATTTTACGTAAAGATTTTAAAATGAAAACCATCAACCCAGCAGCATTGAACGGAAAACAAGTTAAAGTTTTAATGATTGGGGATTCAACAACTCAAACTAATATGCCAGCAACTGTAAAGTGGTGGTTAAGTCAATGGGGAGTAGAATCAACAATGATTGGAACTACCCTTAATAAGCGAGACCAATTCGGTTTTGGTATGCCATTAACTGGTGAGAAAGGAGAAGGCAGAGGTGGTTGGCGTTTAGCAGAAATGTTGAATGACGCTTACTTGAGCGACGGTACTCGGTTTTATCCACCGGGCAATCCTTTTTTGAACGCAAGTAATGTTTGGGATTTTGAACATTACATGACCACAAACAATTTTGATGGTGTAGATGTTGTTCATTTCCAGATGGGAACAAATGATATTATCCCGTATTCTGTTTTCAAATCGGAAATGGGTTATGATGTTGCCTTAGAGTCATTTGAGGATAGTTTGAGCAAACTACCTGGAAGATTAAGGGGGATGATCAGCAGCATCCATGCTTATGATTCTTCAATTAAAATTGCGATTAACCCACCTATGGTTGCAGGTTTAGATGAAACATTTAACCAAAAAGCAATCCGTTACGCCGAAACAGAATTTTTCGCATTAAAGGAACATGAAAATGTGTTTGTGTTACCGTCTTATGTTGGTATTGGCAATTTGTCTGTTGCTGGAGGATATATTGGTAGCGGTAGCGAGGTTAGTAGCATCAACTCGTCTAAAGTCGATACAATTTCTAACAATGTACATCCAGACGGAATGGGCCAATTATCAAATGCGCTTTGGGTAGCAAGTTGGATAGCTCATCAAATAGCTTAAAGTCTTGGCGGACAATCATTCTTGGTTGTCTGCTTTTTTGGCTAATTATGTTGTGGATTATATTTTAGGAAGAAGGTGATGAATTGTGAAAATTGAAAACTTATCATCTAGAGTGTTTGGTGAAGATAATATTAGATAATAAAAAATGTATAAAGAAATTTATTGAATCCTTTAAAAATGATATCATTGTCATAAAAACCAAAGGAGATAATGATGGAAATTTTAGGGATGAAAGAACAAATGATAAAAATATTAGACACTCCATTAGGAAATAGAATTTCTATAAGCGCAGATTTTGAGATGCCAGAACAATTAAACATGGAAATATTGATGGCGATAAAACTCGTAGAGTTAGAAATGGAGTCACAAGGAATCAATATTGAAAAACTAAAGGGTACGAACTTAATCATCCTTGCTTCAGGAGAAGTTAAGTTGAAAATGAGTAGTATAGGTAACTACATTCGTTTTTCTGTCATAGATCACTCTAAACTAGCAAATATTAGGAATGAGAGTGCTAGAATTGCTATGATAATTGAAGAGTTAGTCCATAATTTTTGGAATTATAGCGATGAAGAAAAAATCAAATTGATTGATATTAAAATTATAAAGAGATTTGATCAGAAAGTTGAGCTTGAAGATATATTTGACATGAGTACTATAGAGGATTCTGAAAAAATTAATTATCTAGTACTTACACCCGAAAATTTTGATAAGTAGTAAATTAAGCATACTCAATAGAGTGTGCTTTTTATTTTAGGAAAGTAGGTGGCATATGTTCAGTTGGGGGAAATTAAAATGAAAGAATTTTTGGAGATCAATAGTTTTTGGGCAGCAGCATTTGGCAGTGGTTTATTGGCTACACTGTGGCGGGTTGGTACATGGGTCACTAAGCTAGTTAAAGCTAAAAGGGCTGAGAATGAGCTTAGGGAACAGACAATTACAGCCTTAGAAACGGCAAATACTGATCAAGACAAGCGCCTAAAAAATGTAGAGGATTATCAGGCAATGGCTGAAATTAGGAGCCAGAAAATCGTTAAAGCTGAGAAGGCTTCACTCCATAATCAAATATGGAACAAAGCAGATGAGTACATCAAGCGTGGGTATATTACGGTTGGGGAGTTGAACAACTTTGATTATCTGTTTGAAGCTTATAAGAATCTTGGGGGAAATGGAACTGGAGATACATTACGGGCCAAGGTATCTAATTTAAATGTACGTGATGAAGGAATTCTGCAGCAAAAAGAAATTGATGAACATTAGGAGGAATTATCATGAAATTAACTAATAAACAGTACGATTTAGCGAAAAAAGCACTAACTGTAGGTGTGCCAGCAGTAACAGCATTCATTGTAACGATGGGTGGGTTGTATGGGTTTCAAACGGAAATCATTGTAGGAACAATCACAGCCGCAGCAACTTTAGCTGGTGTGTTCTTGAATATTGCTAGTAGCCAGTATCAAGATGAACAGAAACCTGATTACGGTGATGGACAGGAGTTCACAGACAAGAAGGAGTAGCCTAGCGGCTGCTCTTTTCTTTTATAGGAAGGAAGATAAAAATGAGCATTGAACAAATGATTAAATGGATGACTGACCGTGAAGGTAAAGTAACCTATTCAATGACAAGTCGATTGGGGCCTAACAGTTACGACTGTTCTTCTGCAGTGTTCTTATCCATGATAGCGGGTGGATTCTTACCTAGTGGGTCCATGGGTAACACTGAAACATTATTTGCAATGTCAGGTACTAAATTGAAAAAAATCAGTCGATCAGAAGTGAAACGAGGAGATATTTTCGTTGCTGGTACTCCTGGGCAGTCCAACGGATCAGGGGGACATACAGGTATTTTCTTAAGCAACAAGAGCTTCATTCACTGTTCGTATTATTGGAATGGAATTCATACTGATAGCCACGATTCATACATGAGCACTCGGCTGACGCATAATTTCTACCGTATTGTAGAAACAGAAAGCACAACAACGGGCGGAAAATCTATTGAAGCAGTTGCCAAAGAAGTGATCAACGGCTTGTGGGGGAATGGAGACAAACGTAATGCAGCATTGAAGGCTGCAGGATATGATCCGACTCAAGTCCAAAACAAAGTGAACAGCTTGCTATCCGGTAATACATCCTCGAACATTGTTGAGCAATTTACAACATTATCAGTTGATGGTAAGTGGGGACCCGCAGTTACCACACGTCTGCAAGAGTATCACGATACCTATAAAGATGGCGAAGTAAGTCACCAGTACAAAGAAGCATGTAATGCTAACTTGCATTCGGCTCAATTTGATACTACACTGATCGGGTCTGAATTGATTTGTGTGATCCAGAAAGGGTTGAAAGCAAAAGGTTATTACTTTGGTGCAGTTGACGGATTGTGTGGAAAGAACACAATTAAAGCAATGCAGAAAGCACTTGGAACAAAGCAAGATGGAGTTATCAGCTCTACATCTGAAATGGTCAAAGCCTTGCAACGAGCGCTTAATAACAATAAATTGCCTTGGTAATAAAATAGCCCGCTTTGGCGGGCTTATACATAGAAAGGTGTGGTTTGAAATGAGCGAACGGATTTCTAAAGAAAGCCTACTTAAAATAAAAGAATTACGAGATGAAATGAAGGATTTAGTGAACAAACTTAAATCGGATGAAGAATGGGATTCCTTTACTGCTTTTTATGTTCAAAACTCTTTTTTTAACATGGATGATGCCTATGCTCACGCGTTGGAGGAATGTAAATAACGAAAATAAAATATTCAATTCGCAGATAAATAAAAGCCCCTTACTCGTTTGAGAAGGGGCTTGTACATAGATCATATTCGTTTTACTTGCAGTAATTTAGTTTATGCTATATATTAGCAATTGCGTGCAATACTTTATGAAGAGTAGTTAGGCGGTGGTAGCTTGGGGAAGTGTGCCTAATACTCTTCTTGTTTATTTTATCATTATTTCAATGTAATAGATATTATTGTTCAGAATATAGTTTAAAATCTTTTTATGTTTTTCAGGATATTATAATTGTAAATTCATGACAAAATAGAAAAACCCCTTACTCAAATAGAGTAGGGGGCTTTTTTCATTGCTTCGAATTCAATCATAATCTTCGTTTTGCCAATCACCGTATACTTTTTCACAACAAATTGTTTCCTACTATTATACTCACCAGCAACCACAATTTGCATTCCTTCGTCAACATCAGCTAAGAAGTTCAAACTATGCGCAGCAATCAAGCAGTTAACTCCATCAAGAGAGAACCGCACCAAAGGGGTCTTGCTCATCTTCAACACACGTATCTTCGAAACTACACCTTTCATCGATTTCATAACAATCGCCTCCATAGCGTTGTACATAATAGCGATAATTTGTTTGGCCTAAAGTGACAGCGACATAAAACTCGACACATTTTGTGCCGTATAAAGCTTCCTGAGATTCAGAAATAGAGTCAGGGAAATCATTTATAAACTCAGAAAGAGATAGGTACCTTTGCTCATATTGAGTAATAATATTCATTTAGTTGCCGCCCGGTTTGTACTTGATGTCAGTATCGTACTTTCGGAGAATTTTTTCTTGGGTCCTCACGTGATCAAATAGATAGTTGTCGCCGTCTTTTTTAAATACAAAAGCCAGTTCTTCCGAATAACCACTGTAGCTTGAGGGAACGGTAAAGTAGGGTTTTCCGAAATTATCCATGGTTCTAACGAATTGATCATATAATAGATGAGCTGGGCCCATTCTTTCGATAAATTCGTAGTAGTAGCGTTCAAAAGCATATGTCCGTTGGTGCGCAAGTGGTATTTGCATATCAATCAC